CCGGTTGTATTGATGGTGCCGCCTGATCCGACGCCATGCGAGGCCCCAGCGGTCCCGGCTGTCCCGGCGTTATGCGTGCCTAATCCGAGACCGCCCGCCGCGCCACCTGTCGTCGTCAGTACATCAAAGGTGGTCGTTCCGCCCGCGCCGCCTGCCGTGCCATTTTGACCAGCCGCACTATTTGGAGACCCTTCCCCTCCGCCGCCGCCGCCGCCGCTCGCCCCCAGCACTTCCGTGTAAACCCGCGTGATCCCGGCTGGCACCGGCCAGGACGTGCCGCTGGTCAGGACGGTGATGGTCGTGGGTAGAATCCGTTTATCCGCCGTGGAGGTGATGTTGTCGGTATCGGTCGTCAAGGTGCAGAGATAGACGCTATCGGCGGGCGGGGTGCCCGTGGTGTTGACTTCAAACACCGCGCCCGTCACGAGGTTCGAGCCGTCGCGCGAGAGCTTCAAAAACACATGATTCGTGTTGCTCGCGGCGGCGGTCACGGCCGTCGCAGCGGGAACGGTGATGTGCCGCCCGCTGATGTAGGCGGTCCCTAATGCCACGTTCGTCACAAGGTCGGCGTCCGAGGCCGCCACGGTGAAGCCGGTCAGCGTCAGGTTGTTGACGCCCAACGCCCCGACGGGCTTCGCCCACTGGTTCTCCAGCAGGTTCTTGCCCTGCCCCGCCGTCTGCGCGACATCGTTCTGCGAGGGCCAGATGGTTTCGTTGACTGCGACGTGATCGCCCATGTGTCTCCTAGCTCGCCGTGATCGGAATCGTGTGGAGGATGGTCAGGGTCTTGCTGCTGGTTTTCGCTTTATCGGGGAACACGGCCCTACAGAGCAGCGTGTTCTCGGCGTTGAACGCCCCGCCCTCTTTGAACGTGATGCCATTCCCCTGCGTCGAACCCAAGAACATGGTCATCGTGAGTTCGCCCGCCGAGACGCGCGTGGCGGTGAGCGTGCCGCGAAAGGCTTCAGCGAGCAGCGCCGTATTCCCCGCCACGGGCGGCGTGCTGTTCGTCCCCAGCGCGTAGAGGCTCGCCCCACCGATGCCGCTGTTCTGACGCAGCCGGTCGGCGATCATGTCCAGGCCGGTGTTGACTACGCGATTCGGCCCGCGATAGCGCGAGAGTTCCGCGCCGGTCTGTGCGTCGTGCTCGATCACCTCGATGAATCCTTGTACCGCGATCCCGTCCTGCATCAGTACCCCCGTATCCGGTCGAACGACGCGGGGGTTTGACGTCGCCTATTCCCCACCACAAAGGCCGTCTTCCTCGCGTTCACCGTGATCTCGCTGACCTCGCTGGCCAGTAGACGGAAGAAGGCTGTCCGACTTCCCTCGCTCGCCGCCAGCTCTTGACCGCGATACCCCAAGCGACGCAGGGCGTTCTTCATCGCCTCCCGCTCTTCATGGGTGGGTGTCTCTGGCAGGAACGTGAAATCAGGATCGGCAGCGATCAGCGCATGCTGCGCCGCGTCCGTCTCCACGCGCACCAGCACATGATTGCCCAGCACTTCAGTTTCCTCCCATGGGGCCGGTTGCCCCGCTTGGACTGTAGGTATGTAGCGCGTGATCGCGGGGACGCGGACAATCCCTAGACGCGGGTCCGGGTGCGGTCGCGTGTCGTAGGGACAGAGATACCAGGCCTCCATCGTCATCCCCCAAATTCCGCCGTGCCCACCTGTTCAGGCGCGGTGACGAGCGTCCCGCCCCCGAAGTTCGTGAAGCCGATCGTCCCCGCGTTGGCGTCATTGCCGAGTCCAATGTAGTTCCCTGTCAGAATGTCGGCGTCCAGGCGCGATCCGATCACCACGCCGTTGAGATACAGGACATGCATGTCCCCTGAAACCCGTGCACAGATCTTGTCCCCGTTGGCCCACTCGCGTCCGATGACGATCGCTGGACCAATATCTGTGGCCACACCACCGATGACCTTCGCGAGGGTCAGTTGATCGTTAGCCGCGGGAACGGGAAACGCTTGGAGCCTATAGTAGTCATCCCAGGTCGTCGGGGACTGACAGCGATAGAGAAGCGACATGGGGGCATACGCCACTGTCGGGGCAGTCGCGAGGGTGACGTAGACTTCCTGATTGAGGCCGAAGGCGGTTTTCCATGCGCTCTCGGGCCATTCCGTTCCACTATTCACGGGGACCGCTTGATTCGAGACGATCTTGTGCCCGGACCAGGAGCGAATGCCCCAGTTCGTAGGATTCAATGGGCTTTCATTCGCGCGGGTGAAGGTGTCCAGAACAGCCGTGCTGGGGATCGTAGTAAACGCACCGACAGAGAAATCCGCCAGCGTGGACTCGACGATGCTGTCCGTCACGCCGACCAGATCGTGTAGTGCCGACACTTCCTGCAAAATCTCCCCCTCCCGGATCGTGATCGGCTGCGCGGAGGTCAACAATTTCTTAAACAGTTCTTGATAGGTGCCCTTGATCTCCCCGGTCGTGGCCGTCACGCGAAACCGGCGGGTGGTCGGCAACAGCGGGGCCACCTCAAGCTGCGTGATGAGGAACGTGTCGTCGAGTCCCAGTTCCGGCACATCGACCGTCGCCAGTTGCCCGATGGCCAACCCCGGCACATCGGTTTCAAAGTCGATCACCTCATCCAGCGAGGCGTAGCGGCGCAAGAGCGACAGGCCCTTTTCTTCGACGAGTTGCTGCCCGTCCAGATTGTCGTCTCGGTCCAGCATTTCGTAGCGTCCCGAGCCGCCCTGCACATCGATGCGCTCTTGAATGGCCGACAGATCCTCGACCACCTGGATCAGGTCAAAGAGCCCTTGATAGCTGACTCGCAGGCTGTCGGTGCTGAGCAAGATCGTGCCCCCAGGTGCTTGCCCGATCGCCGTCTCGCCATTGTTCCAGAACCACTGCTGCCCGGTGTCCACACCGCGAATGCCCACGGTTTGCGGCGCGAAGTTCACGGTGATCGTCGGGACGGCATAGACGGGATATTCCACATTGAACGATTGCACGACCCCGTCTCCGCGAAAGGACTCCGTGCGTGAATCCGTCACGCCGTGTCCCCCATCGACATACTGGACGTTGCGGTATTGGTTCCTGGTCCGCCGACCTTGCAACCCGCGAAACGTCGCGTTGGCCGACGTGATCGTGAACGGGGCGGGTGCGGTGGTGCGGGCGAAGAAACTCAGCGCCCGCTGCTGATCGATGTTCCAATGGAAGCCGCTCTGCTCACAGAGGTCGTCGAAGCAGGCGGCGGCGCTCATGTAGGGAAAGACGACGCGCGTCACGAGCGGCCCTTCTTGCACGTCGCCGATCTTGATCAAATCCGCCGCCAGGTACTCGGTCACGATGGACCGGATAATGGCCCCCGCCGTCATGTCCTCGTAGATGTCCACGACGATGTGCCTGTCGGCGATCTCGTTGAGGTCCACTGCCCGCATCTGAATCTGCGTGTAATCGTTGCGCCCTTCAGAGAGAAAGGCAATGTCACGCTCATGCACGGTGCCGACAAATTCCAGCCCGCCGTCGATATTCAGAATGACGGGTTGCCCCAGCAGTGGCACATAGCCGGTCGTGGTGAGGAGCGTACACTCGAATTCGTCGCGCCCATTCAGCACGCGCCGGAGGCGGTAGGAATCCACTTGCAAGAACGGCGTGACATCTTGTGGCCCGATCTGGAGGACCAGGCCCGTAAGCCCGGCACCGACCGGGTGTCCGCCTAATGGGGCCGTGCCGAAGGGGGAGGTGCCGATAATCATGCCAACCCCGTTTTCATATAGATCAGGCCAGGCATCTTGCTCAGGGTGTTCCTCGCAATCTCACGCCCGTCCAACTGAATGACAATGGTCGTCTGGCCGCCGCTCCCAAACGAACCGAGTTGATCCAGGGGAATAATGGCCTCCGGTCCCGCTTCGCCCACCATCCCCAACGTCGGCCCGGTGACAATGCCGCCTTCAGCGAATTTAGTCGCCGCGAGCACCGCCAGCGCAATGCCAATGCCGATCACGCCGATGGTAATCGCGGCCGCCAACGGACTGCCGAACAGGGTTTTGTATAACGCTGCCGCAATCGCACTGAGTACGCCCATGATGGCCGTGCCGACCGACGCGATGCCCACCATGAGGCTGGTATAGAGCGCCGCGATGCCTGCCCAGATCGCGGAGAAGAATCCGAGGACCGCCGTCGAGGCGCCGGCCCAAATGCCCACTGTTGCCGCCCCTGCCGCCGCATTCGAGGCCACGATGGCGGTATTCGTGGCCACGGTCCCTGCGACCTTCGCGGCATTCGCAGCCTGTGACAGCACCAGTTGTTGCAACAGTGTTCGGCCCCACTCGACC